CCTTCTCGCGAGTGTCGCTAGTTCAAAAGGAAGCGGTGAGTCGCTACTTTGAGTTTGTATACGAGTTTCGCAACGGCGAGGTGCAGACCTCAATTCCAAAAGTCTTTCGACAAGATATCGTGGATCTTAAAGCATGACGCTGATGGTTTTTGTACTGATCGTTCTTGAGCGTGGGCAACCTACGGGGCAAGAGTTTTACTTTCAAGAACTTACGTCATGTCTTGAGTACAGCAACGCGCTCAATGCTCAATCGGTGGGCAAGATCAACGAACTTTTAAGCAATAACCGATTCTTTTCTACTTATTGTGCTATCCGTGAAATACCGCAATCAGATGCTGGCACCAAGATATTCTTTCGTGATCCGAAGAAACCGGAGTGACAATGAGTCCTAAGAAATTAGAGCCTAAATCAAGGTATGCTCAATACGACCTTGATGGGGACGGGACGGTCAGCGATGAGGAACTGGCAAGAAATCAAGAGCTTGTTGAGATCGAACTGCGAGAAGAGAAGGCAGACAGTCAACGCCGAATGGCTTGGGTTAGTCTTAGCAGTATGGTGGTTTTCGCTCTTTTACCACTTCTGCCCTTCATACCTGAGTCTCGTTTGTCCACTTTGGCTTCTTTAAGCGACATGCTTTTTCTGAGTCAGGCCAGTATTGTAGGTCTGTATTTTGGCGCAACTGCATATATGGCACGAGGACGATGAGGGATGATAAAAGGACAGAGATACGTTGCGCCAGATGCAGAAAGAAAGGGCATGTGATGGAGTTTGTACATTTTAGAGCGACAACATTATGCCCTCGCTGTTTCAACATCGTGTTCAAGGTGGCGTGATGTGGCAAGTCTCCGCAGGGTTAGGCTTGGTTTTAGTCCTGTCCTTGAGCGGTTTTAAGATGTATTACGATCAGGCAGAGGCCGAAAAGAAAGCCTTACAAACTGAAATCGACCAAGCGATGCGTAACCAGGCTTTGCTGGAAACCACGATTTCCGACCAAAACCTGGAGATCGAAGAGCAACAGAAGAAACAACAAGCGGTTTTGCTGAAAATTGACCGCCTCACGCAAGAACATCAAGAAGCGATGGAGGAGGTCGAGGACATACGAAAAAAGTTCGCAAAGCACAATCTCGATGTGCTGTCTTTACGGAAACCAAAACTGATCGAAAAGATCATCAATCGCGGTACTGCTGATGTATTCACAAATCTCGAAAGTATTACCGATCCTGATTCTTAGCGGGTGCAGCGCACTAGAGCGACCAACTCAGGTCGCGCCGGTCGAAGTGGTCACGATTGAAAAGCCAGCACCCGTCTATCACCCGCCAAAGCCGGGTGCCGTCAGAGCGTTACCCGTAGAATGGACTGTTCTGACACCAGAAACGATGCAAGAATACCTAGATGATTTAGCGGAGGGCAAAGCGCCAACCAACGCATTTTATGGATTGACAACGAAGGGTTATGAAAATCTTAGTCACAATATGGCTGATATCATCCGTTATATACGACAGCTTTCATCGATTGTTGACTACTATGAGAATTTGGAGACGACAGATGCTGCCGAAGAAGACAAGTGAAGAAGGCGTGGCCCTGATCAAAAAGTTTGAGGGTTGCGAGTTAGAGGCATATCGATGTTCCGCCGACGTTCCCACCATTGGCTATGGTCACACCAAAAACGTTTCGGATGGTGATACCTGCACGGCTCAAGAGGCCGAGGATATGCTCAAAAAAGACCTGGAAGAGTTTGAGTTTTATGTGAACGACCTCGTAGAGCAAGATCTAAAACAAAACGAGTTCGATGCCCTAGTGGCTTGGACCTTCAATCTTGGCCCCACAAATCTTCGCACCAGCACGATGCTCAAACGCTTGAATGAAGGGGACTTTGATGAGGTGCCTTACGAGATGCGGCGTTGGAACAAGGCTGGCGGACAGGTGCTGGATGGACTAGTCAGACGAAGAGAAGCCGAGGCGTTGTTATTCCAAGGGAAAGCTTGGGAAGATGTCTGAGTTAGCTCTCAAAGATTTTGACATCCTCTCTGACCAAGAACGGTCAGAGGCGATGGCCTTACTCAAAAAATATGACCAGCTCGAAAAACAGGAAGAATGTCAGGCAGACTTCATTTCTTTTGTGAAAAGCCAATGGCCTGACTTTGTAGAGGGCCGTCATCACAAGATTATCGGCGAGAAGTTCAACAAGATTGCAGAGGGTAAGCTCAAGCGCCTGATAGTTTGCCTGCCGCCGCGACACACAAAGTCGGAGTTTGCATCTACTTACTTCCCTGCGTGGATGATGGGGCTGCGCGGAAATTTGAAAATTATTCAAACCACACACACCGCTGAGCTTGCGACCTCGTTTGGTAGAAAAATCAGGAACCTCATCGATAGCGACCAATACAGCGAAGTGTTCCCTGATCTGAAACTGCAAGCCGATAATAAGTCAGCGGGTCGCTGGACCAGTAACAAGCAAGGTGAGTTCTTCGCTGCTGGCGTCGGCGGTGCGATTACAGGACGAGGTGCCGATCTGCTGATTATCGACGACCCGGTCAGTGAGCAAGACGCGCTCAGTCCGACCGCTATGGACGCCGTCTACGAATGGTACACGTCCGGCCCTCGACAGCGTTTACAGCCGGGCGGGATCATCGTCATTGTGATGACCCGATGGTCCACCAAGGATCTTGTTGGGAAGGTGCTCAAAAAACAAGGCGAGGACCACGCTGACCAATGGGATGTTATTGAGTTCCCTGCGATCATGCCGGAGTCCGATAGTCCACTGTGGCCAGAGTTCTGGAGAAAAGAAGAACTCTTGAGCGTGAAAGCCTCGCTTCCGGTTTCCAAGTGGAACGCGCAATGGATGCAAAACCCGACAGCGGAAGAAGGTTCCATCGTCAAGCGGGAATGGTGGAACAAGTGGGAAAAAGATGTCCCGGCCTACAGCTACGTCATTCAAAGCTATGACACCGCGTTCAGCAAGAAAGAAACCGCTGACTACTCTGCAATTACGACGTGGGCCGTATTTGAATACATGGACGTTGAGCAAATTATTTTGCTTGACGCAAAACGTATGCGATTGGACTTCCCTGAGCTGAAAAAACTGGCCTGGGAAGAATATCGTTACTGGGAGCCAGACTGTGTTCTGATTGAGGCCAAGGCGTCGGGAACGCCGCTCACACAAGAATTACGCAGGATGGGCATCCCGGTGACTGCCTATACACCGTCGCGAGGTCAAGATAAGATTGCGCGAATGAACAGTGTTGCTCCGATTTTTGAGTCGGGCATGGTATGGGCACCAGACGAGATTTTTGCCGAAGAGGTCATTGAAGAGATGGCGAGTTTTCCTTACGGAGATAACGATGACTATTGTGATTCGGCGACCATGGCTTTGATGCGGTTCAGACAAGGAGGTTTCCTTGCCCTTGATGGAGACTATGTCGAAGAGATGACTCCCATGCGACGTGACAGAAAGGTGTATTACTGATGGCAATCGAGCGAAGAGAGCAGCAAGCGGGAACCGCAGACGATCCAGACATCATACCCATGGGCAACGAGGTCGAGGTTATCCCTGACCCTAGTCGAGAAGATCAAATCCGCGAAGCAGCGCAGATCCTCGTGCTCGAAGAGCAAATCCTAGTTGATGACGAAATAGACGCTCCGACGAGTTCAGCGCCTGTTGGTGACTTCAACGAAAACCTGGTTGATCGTTTGGACCAGGGCGAGCTGTCATCCTTGTCCAGCGACGTATTGGCCTCGATAAAAGCAGACATCGAGTCGCGCTCAGAGTGGGAAAAGACCTTTACTGATGGCTTGAAATACCTCGGAATGAAGTTTGATGAGTCGCGGTCCAATCCGTTCCAAGGCTCAACCGGCGTCATCCACCCGATCCTCGCTGAAGCGGTTACACAGTTTCAGGCACAAGCCTATAAGGAATTGTTACCAGCCAAGGGGCCGGTGAAGACAGAGATCGTGGGCGCACGCAGCGCAGAGGTTGAAGCGCAAGCGGAGCGCGTTCAGGACTTCATGAATTACTACATTATGAACGTGATGCAAGAGTACGATCCTGAGCTGGATATGCTTTTGTTCTATCTGCCGCTTGCTGGTAGCGCGTTCAAGAAGGTTTACTTTGACACCGCAGCCAGCAAGGCCATGAGCAAGTTTATCGAGCCACAAGACCTCGTTGTGCCTTATGAAGCCACTGACCTATTCAGCGCAGAGCGTGTGACGCACGTTCTCAGTATGTCGAAGAACGAAATCCGAAAGCAGCAGCTCAGCGGTTTTTATGCAGATATCGAACTGAAAGGCGGTGCCTACCATATTTCTCGTGACGAGATCGAAGAAGAGATCGATGAAATTGAGGGTCAGTCACCAGGCTATGCGGAAGATCGAGACCGGACCGTTTACGAGGTCCATACTATATTGGATATACCGGGATATGAGGATGTGGGTCCAGACGGCCAGCCAACTGGGCTGAAGCTGCCGTACATCGTGACGATAGATGAGCCAAGCCAACAGGTTTTGTCTATCAGAAGAAACTACCTTGAGAATGACCCTCTTAAACAAAAGGTCAACTACTTCGTTCAGTATAAATTTTTGCCTGGCCTCGGTTTTTATGGATTGGGTTTGTCGCACATGATTGGCGGGTTGGCCAAGGCCAGCACAAGTATCCTCAGACAATTGATTGATGCCGGAACACTCGCGAATCTACCTGCCGGTTTCAAAGCCAGAGGCATGAGAATCCGAGACGAGGACGACCCACTGCAACCGGGCGAGTTCCGCGATATTGACACGACGGGTGCAAGCCTGAGAGAAAACTTAATACCGTTGCCGATCAAAGAACCAAGCAATGTGCTCATGAGTCTGCTTGGGTTACTGGTAGAATCTGGCAAGCGTTTCGCTTCTATCGCCGATATGAACGTGGGCGATATGAATCAGGCCATGCCTGTAGGCACCACTGTCGCGTTGTTAGAGCGCGGTACGAAAGTGATGTCGGCTATCCACAAACGACTCCACTACAGTCAGAAAGTGGAGTTCCAGTTATTAGCGAAAGTATTCGCAGACTTTTTACCGCCGGTTTATCCCTACCAGACGGGTAGCGGTCCCCAAGAGATCAAAGGTCAAGACTTTGATGGCCGGGTTGATATTATCCCGGTGTCTGATCCGAACATATTCAGTCAGAGCCAGCGTATTACGATGGCTCAAGAGTTGCTGACGATGGTTCAGTCGAACCCAGAGATTCATGGGCCGACTGGTATCTACGAAGCATACAGGCGGATGTACGCGGCTTTGGGTGTAGATGACATCGATTCGTTGTTGCAGCCACCGCAACAGCCTCCGGCTCCGATGCCGATTGACGCAGGTTTAGAAAACAACGGGTTTATGATGGGCCAACCGGCGATGGCTTTCGAGGCACAGAACCATCAGGCGCATATCGACGCACACCGCTCATTGTTTTTGACAGACGTTGTCAAAACCAACCCACAGCTCCAAGGGCTAATCATTGGGCACATGATGCAGCACCTGCAATTCTTAGCAGCGCAGCTCGCACAAGAGCAGGTGCCACCCGAAGTCACGCAGCAGATGGAGCAGATCAATCAGGCGACGCAAACCGGACAACTGCCGCCAGATCAGGCGCAGATGGCCATGCAAGAGCTGCAAATGATTGTGGATCT